GTGATAATGATGTATTTAGTTTGAATAATGTATATGGACATGATAACGCAGGTAATCAACTGAGTGTAGATACATTTTCAGCTAACAATGAATTGGTGACATTGGCATTGTCAGATATTGCACAACGGAAGTTTGTAGTACCATTTCAATTCGGATTTGATGGAAATAATCCTACAACAGTAGCTAACGTTGGTAATGATATTAGTAATACTAATACACAAGGATTTGATTGTAGTGGAGCTAATGCTAGTGGTTCAAAGTCTTATAAAAGAGCCATAGATGCAATATCTAATCCTGATGAGTATGATATTAATTTATTAGCAATTCCTGGTGTACTTCATAGTCAAGATGGTAGTAATTGTCATAACGCAGTAACAGAACATGCAATTTCAAAAATTGAAGCTAGAGCAGACGCGTTTTATATCATGGATGGATTTCATTGGGGAGATACAATACAACAAGCAGTAGATGGTGTTAAATCATTAGATACTAACTATTCAGGTGTATATTACCCTTGGGTCAAAGTTTTGGATTCAAGTGATAATACTCCTGTTTGGGTACCACCTTCGGTAGCATTAACTGGTGTATTTTCATTTAATGACCAAATTGGTCAAGAGTGGTTTGCTCCTGCAGGTTTGAATCGTGGTGGTTTAACTATTGCGACAGAAGCTAAATCAAGATTAACACACTCTGAACGTGATAAACTTTATGAAAATAGAGTTAATCCAATTGCAACATTCCCAGGTCAAGGTGTAACGGTATTTGGACAGAAAACACTTCAGTCTAAACCTTCAGCACTTGATAGGATTAATGTTCGTAGATTGTTGATTAATTTGAAGAAGTTTATTGCTTCTACATCTAGATTCTTAGTGTTTGAACAGAATACAACCGCTACAAGAAATCGTTTCTTGAATGTTGTTAATCCATATCTTGAAAGTGTTCAATCCAATAGTGGTTTGAGTGCATTTAGGGTAGTGATGGATGACAGTAATAACACACCTGATGAGATAGATAGAAATAGATTAGTTGGACAGATATTTATTCAACCTACAAGAACTGCAGAGTTCATTGTACTTGATTTTGTTGTTCAACCAACTGGAGCAGCGTTTCCAGAGTAGTAAAATATCTCAAATATGAGTCAAAGAACCCCAGTTTTTACTGGGGTTTTTTGTTTTTATAAAAACTTCAAAAAAACTTCTAAAGTATAATATTAATATATGCACAATTTTTGATAACTCTTATATTTATTACTGAAAAAGAAATTTCATTGGAGATTAAAAGATGCCTGAGTTAATTGACGCAACCGAGATAATGTTTACACCGTTTGAACCGAAAACTAAAAATCGGTTCGTGATGTACATTGAGTCTATTCCAGCATATTTAATTAAGACAGCTAGTAGACCACAGATTGTATTTGAAGAAATAGTTTTAGATCATATTAATGTAAAGCGGTATATCAAAGGAAAAGGGGAATGGCAACCATTGGCATTAACTTTATATGATCCTATTGTTCCGTCAGCAGCACAAGCTGCTATGGAATGGATTCGTTTATCACATGAATCCGTAACAGGTCGTGATGGATATTCAGATTTTTATAAGAAGGATGTTACATTTAATTTATTGGGTCCAGTAGGTGATGTGGTAGAAGAATGGACATTAAAAGGTGCATGGGTTCAAGATGCTAACTTTAATGATTTAGATTTTGCAAATGGAACGGATCCAGCAGATGTTGAATTAACTTTGCGTTACGATTACGCAATCTTACAATTCTAATTAGAATTAAAACGGAGAATAAAAATGCAAGAATGGTTAATGGAGAATTGGGAATGGTGTATGTTGGCTTTTTACACTTTAGAAAAAATAGTTAAGCTTTCGCCTTCTAAGAAAGACGATGTTATTTTTGATGCAGTGTTGAAACCACTTTGGGACTCATTACCAAAACCTGGCAAAAAATAATTTTATTTAAGAAAATTTAGTTATATTTACAATTAGTTATACGTCTTATTAAGGAGAATAATATGCCCGAAACTAAGTTTCCGACGGAAATTATCGACATTCCGTCTAAAGGATACTTTTATCCTGAAAAAAGTCCACTATCTAGTGGAACTGTCGAATTAAAATATATGACTGCGAAAGATGAAGATATTTTGACATCACAAAATCTTATTGCTAAAGGTATTGTATTAGATGTACTTTTAGCTAATTTGATGGTTGATAAAAAGATCAAAGTATCAGATTTATTAATTGGTGATAAAAATGCTTTATTGATAGCTGCAAGAGTATTAGCTTATGGAAAAAATTATGAGTTTGAGCTTATATCGCCTGTTACTGGTGAACCTACAACACATAATTTAGATTTAACTTCATTAAAGGATGTACCAGTAGATTTTAGTAAAATGCCTAAAGGACAAAATGAATTTGAATTTACTTTACCAACTTCTAAGAGAGTTATAAAATATAAACTTTTAACAAGTGGTGATGTTGATGATATAGATAGACTAGCTAAATCATTAAATAAGATTAGTGATATAGATAGAACTCTTACTACTAGGTTAAAATCTATGATAATTGAAGTAGATGGTAGTACAGAAAAACAAGATGTTAGTAAATTTGTAGATAATGAATTTTTTGCAGTAGATAGTTTAGCATTTAGAGAATATATTGCTGATAGTACCCCAGATATCGATTTAGAAATATCAGTTGATATAGATGGGGAGGAGGTAGAAGTTACCGTCCCGATGACGGTACAGTTTTTTTGGCCTTCCTCCAGAGTATAAAACTGAAATTCACGAACAAATATTTCAATTAACATTTAACGGTAGAGGTTCTTTTAACTTCGAACAAGCCTATCATATGCCAGTTTATTTAAGAAGATGGTATTTACAAAGATTATCAAAGGCTTACGAGGAAGAAAGTGAAGCTGTAGAAAAAGCACAAAGAAAACCCTCAAAACCAAACTTTCCCAAAATTAAAAAATGATTATCTGTATATTTATATGTGAATCCAAATATTTAAGTTTTTAGGAGTTAATCTTGGCAAAATATATAGTAAAAGAAGATAAATTAATTACGGAGTTTATCGGTAGTCTATTAAAAGCAATAGTAAAAAAGAAATCTACTAAACTTGTAAAAGTGTTAGCTAAAGATCCAGTTTTAAGAAAACATATAAAGGCTGCTGACGACATTGGTAAGAAGATTCAAGCTCATATTGATCAGAGAAAAAAAGACGATCCTGAACTTGCAGCAACATTGGATTACATGGACAAAATTGTCGGAAGATAATTAATTCATAGTGTATTTTACACTATACCTATTCAATTAAAAGAAAATAAAACTTATGGCAGATCCAAGAATATCACAACAACAAATAGATGACCTTAAAGAGCTTCACAAGTTGCTGGAGAAACAACCTAAATTTCTTCGCGGTCTTACTGGTCTATGGGATTCTATTAAAATCAACATAAAGGATTCAGAATCTCATGTAGATCATCTTTCCAAAGGTAGTAAAGATTTCTTAGATATATCAAAAAAGGTTTTATCAAATACAAAAGATATTCACAAAGAAACAGTAGATTGGGCAGATATTAGTAAAGAAATACTAAAAGCTCAATATGATGGAAATTACCATTTAGCAGATCAATTTAAACAGTATAAAAAAATACAACAAGGACAGAAACGTTATAATAATCTTGTAAATGCTGGGGCAAATTCTATTTCAAAAATGGTAGGTAATTTAGATTCAGGTATTCGTAATATACCATTTATAGGAGATTTTTTAGCTGATGCTATAAATTTTGATGATATGAGTAAAGAGTTCACAGGTTCTTTTAGAGAAGCAGCGGCAGTGGGTGGACCAGCAGGTGAAGCTATCTCATCAGGAATGCGTGATAATGTATCACAAGGTGTGGTTGAAGGTCTTTCTTCTGGATTTGCAGAAGAAGGAAAATGGGGAACACGTATAGTTAAATGGTTTAAAGATATGCCAGTGCATAAAGGAAAGAAAGGATTTACAATAGATCATACAGATTTAGATATTATGAAAGCACATAATAAGAAAAGTCGATCTTATCAATCCGCAGCTAAAAGATTTGGAGTAGAGAATTTATCAAGAAAACAAGCTATAGAAAAAGTGGAGAAAGGATCAGTAAGAAAATTATCAGCAATGCGAGTTGCAACAGTAGGTATTGGGATCGGGCTAATGAAGATGGCTACTACAATGGCTAGTTTTGCATTCGAAACTGGGTTGGGACTTAATCAAATGTGGAATATGGGTCCAGCATTATTAATTAATAAAAGATATGTTGAGGCGATGGCGGAAGAGTTTGGAACTATTAATGATGTTAATGCTAAAACTGCATGGACACTTAAAAAACAACAATGGACTTATGGTATTCAAGCAGACCAAGCAGTAAAAATATTAAGGATTCAAACTGCAATATCTGATAAAACTAGTAGTCAGTTGATAGATATACAAAACATGGTTGCAGACGCGGCGAGATTAGCAGGAGTACTCCCAGCAAAAGTATTTGAAGATATAGCTCAAAATATGGAATTTTTTGCTAAGTATGCAGTAGAAGGTGGAAAAGCTGTAATGGATACTGCAGTTGAAGCTAAAAAACTTGGATTAAATTTGGGTGTTGTAGATCAGATAACTACACATTTGTTAGATATTGAGGGGTCTATAAATGCACAATTTGAAGCGTCAGCAGTACTTGGTAGAGAGATTAATGTTGATAGAGCTAGACAGTTAGCACTTACAGGACAACATACATTACTATTAGAAGAAATTATAAAACAGGTTGGTACCGAAGCTCAATTTAATAGTTATAATGTTGTACAGAGAGATTTGTTATCTAAAGCTATTGGAACTGATGTTCAAAGTTTAGCTAAATTGGTCACTACTCAAAAGGAAAGTACTAAAGCTGCAGAAAAAGTTCAGAGTCAATATAGAAATTTAGCAATAATAATTGGTGGTGTTGTTGGTTTAATTGCTGGTGCTTTAATAGGTAGTGGTTTTGGTTCAAAAGTTGGATTGTCGATGCTAACAGGTGCAGGTATAGGAACTATATCTGGGATGGCTATCGGAGCAGGTATAGGTATGAACTTACCTAAATTTCATACAATGCCACAAGGTACTGGAGTACAAATAACTAAAGGAGATGCAGCAATAACGGCTGGTGAAACAACTTTTAAATCAGTGGACGTTAACAAGGGGCAGAATGAAGTAATAGAAGAAACTAAGAGGACAAATACAATCCTTGAACAAGGACTCACAAAACTTAATAATAGTATACAGGAGTTAGGATAGTGGCATTAATAGACTTAGATATACCAAAGCTTAAAGAATATGTGAAAACTTCAATTGAACGTAGACATAGTTCAGATCCTAGTAAGGTTCATAAAACTGAATTATCATTAGTGGATTATATTAAGAATATTTTTGCTACTGGATTTAGTAAAAATTTACAATTAGGAGAAACTAAGTTTGTAGGTATTAACGAAAACATATATACATATCCTAAACAATTTCAAACTGAATTTACACAATTGGGAATACAGGATGTATTTCATAATAAAGATGCTACAGGATTTACTAAAAAACAAGTTTCTCCACAATTTACAGGAATAGTTGAAAATAATTATAATTATCCAAATTCACAAGGATTAAATTTAGGAATTTTAGGAATACAAAATATAATTCCAGATACAGATGCAGTTGGTTTTACTAAAAATATGATATTTAGAGAATCTAAATTTGTAGGAATCGAAGATAACTCTTATACATACCCAGATACTTTAGGACTTGGTTTGGGTAATATAGACTTTGCAGATTATATGGACGGTCTACCACAAGGTAGAGGATTTATACCACCTGGAGGTCATCCAAAAGGATTTACACCCAATATGACTGATACTATGTTTATGTCGGACGGTTTTACTGTAACTGCTAATAATATGAATATAACTGTAGCAAACTATACATTACCTAATGATAGTTGGATACCTAATACATTATCAATCCCAATACAAGATGCTAGAAGGTTTTATCCTGCAAATGCTGGAACATGGTTATTAAATGCAAGTAGGAGATATCCAGCTGCGTTTCATTTAGGTCCAACAGAACATATGGGATTAAGTTTAGCAGATTCACAACTAGTTGATAGATATGTAGAGCATATTGCTGACGATTTTACTAGTTATGAGGATTTGATGAGGGATAGAAAAAAAGGACCAATAAATGTAGAGTGGGCGCATACTGTTACTGGTAGAGCTGTATCACAAAGATTTGAAGGTATACGCATTGTTACTGATTTAGGGTTAATGTGGCAAGCAGCTAGTGATTTTCTCAAGGATCCTTCAAAGTTACTTAGCACACAAACTACAATGCAGTTAGCTCAACCTGATCCAAGTACAAAGCTTTATAATCCATTTTCTGCAGTTTTAGGCGGAAGAACATCCTATTTTAAAATACCAAGGCATATTAATATATCTACAATGAAACATTCAGTAGTTGATACTTTAAGTGAGTTAATGGGAGTATCTCCATCAGGGTACGGTGTTTATGAGAGATTTGAAGGATATGATTGGAATAGAGAAGATTATGTTGGTGGAACTTCTAATCTTAATGATCTTGAGGGGTTACTTGGACGAGCAGGAGCTACAAAGGCAGGTAGAAGGAATGAAGCTAATAAGTTATATCGATGGACTTTAGCAAGATTCACAGGAGATGCTGTTGGGGGTGCAACTCCTATGCCAAAAAAAGATCCAGATCCTGGATCGAGTATAGCTGAAGCTAAGAAAAGTTTTGGTCAATTAATAAAGGGTATAGTTAAAGAGGGAATCGATGGAGCAATAAAGGACAAAGTTATAGATAAGATTGAAACTTTTAGAGATGATACATTAATGGCTATTACAGGAGAAAGACAAGGAGAACCTAGTCCACCTAAACAATATGTAAAATCCCAACGAAAGTTATCACCTAGTGGTGAAAAAGTAAATGTTGGGCATAATAAAGGTGTTGATAATACTGATAGATATGCTACATTAGATTATGCAAAATTAAATAAAGATTATAAATATG